GCCACTACGACTCTTAACAGTAGCGCCAATAGCGTTGAATTTACTTCAATTAGTGGTAGTTTTACTGATTTAATTTTAGTAGCGCAACCTATCGGCACAAGTAGTGAAGATATAAGATGCCAAGTTAATGGTGATACAGGTAGCAATTATTCAACTACATATATGACAATAAATGAATTAGGAACTGTTTATAGTTATAGAAGAACAAGTCAAACGGCTTCGTCAGTAGGATTTTTATATTCAGGTTTGAATACTTCGGCAGGCGCTCCTTTATTTATTCATTTTATGAACTATTCAAACACAACAACAAATAAAACTTGGCTTGCTCGTTCTGGTCAAGGAGATAGGAATTCTCTTGATGCTGGTGTCAGCCTTTGGCGTAGCACTTCTGCTATAACTAGCATCAAAGTTATCTACAACAATTCTGCAAATTTCTCATCAGGCAGCACCTTCGCCCTTTACGGCGTGAAAGCAGAGTAACTATGGCACTCACTTATACAGCAATATCCACTGTCACAGTCGGAAGCGGTGGGGCGGCGAATATAGAATTTACTTCTATTCCGCAAACTTATACTGATTTGGAAATTAAACTTTCTGCCAGATGTAATGCTACTAATGGCGGGTATCAATTACGGTTAAATATTTATTTTAATAATTCTACTTCTGGTTATTCGGAACGCTGGTTACAGAGTGAAGGAAATAATGCAATGGGTTCTGGAACTAGTTATTTCAATGTTGGTGGGACTAATGGTTTAGGTGGAACAATCGTACCTAGTGATTGGACAGCCAGCACTTTTGGTAATACTGCAATCTATATTCCAAACTATGCTGGAAGCAATAATAAATCTTGGAGTGTTGATAGTTCAAACGAAAATAATGGAACTTTTGCGTCTTTAATGCTGGCTGGTCTTTTGTGGTCTAATACGGCTGCGATAACTTCAATAAAATTTAGCGTTTATCCATCCGCTAACTTTGTTCAATACAGCACCGCCACACTATACGGAATCAAGAACACAGTCTGATAACTAAGGAGAAACAATGCCAACAAAACTCGTAGTGGATTGCTCAACAGGCATCACCACAGAGGTAGAACTCACCGCCGAGGAAATCGCACAGCGCGAAGCCGATGCTGCCGCTTATGCCGAACAGAAGGCGCAAGAGGAAGCAGAAGCACAAGCCAAGGCAGCAGCCAAAGCAGCAGCCGAATCTAAACTAGCAGCACTTGGACTAACCGCAGAAGAAATCGCAGCACTCACCAAGTAACGAAAGAAGGGGACAATGATAGGACCAAAAGATACAGTAGCCCTCGGCTGGTGCGACAATGGCACCACCGATGGCAAGTTCACTGAAGGACTAACCAATGCGTTAGTCACAGGTATCGGCAATGGTATGACGATACATAGCACTATCAGGGTACAAGGTAATCAGATTGGCAGACAGAGAGAAGTCTTGTTCAACCATTGGGCTGACAAGATTAAGACTGACTGGCTACTCTGGGTTGACTCAGACATAGTACTGAACCAAGATGCTATGAGGAAACTCTGGCAGACAGCAGACAAGGTCAACCGTCCAGTAGTTAGCGGTGTCTACTTCATCTCTAAAGAGAATGAGGGCACGCTTATGCGCCCATTCCCTGTGCTATTCAATGATGTATCTGAGTTTCAGATTCAATACATTCATCCGTTACCTGATAACCAAGTCATCAAGATAGATAATGCTGGCTTTGGTTTTGTCTTAATGCACAAGTCCATAGTGCCTAAGTTGCGTGAAGCGCATCCAGGCAAGGGTATGTTTAATGAGACTGGTGATGGGATAGATGACCATTTCATAGGTGAGGACATCATCTTCTTCCGCAGAATGAAGAAGGCTGGTATTCCACTACACGCCCATACTGGAGCGCTGGTCAAGCATATCAAGCGGTTCAGTCTGGACTTTGATTACTATGCCTTGTATTGGACTAATGAGCAGTTAAAGGAAAAGTTGCGTGAGTCTAATAGCGGAAATAGTTCCGATAATAAGAACGATTGATGACCATATAGATAATTTTGAAGAGATAGATATATACCTAAGGGAGCATAATGGCAGGTCGTGATATTACAGAGGGTCGCTCTAGTAGGGCGATTGCTGTTGATGTAGGTGTAGTTGCTACTGATGCTATCTGGCAGAACACCGATATTGCTTATGATACTGCGCTAGGTGGTATGCCATTCATCTATGCGATTAGTGATTCCCGTCCTTATATCCGCCAAACTGCACCTTACCGAAAGGAACAGTTTGATAATCAGACTGAACCTGGTGAGCAGTCACTCACTGGGTGGTGGATAAGAAGCCAGTCCTCATTTCACGATGGGACTGGCATTACTTTTTATGACCCTGCTTTAATTCCTGGTGAGGGTACATCACAGTTTAAAGATAGTCGTGGCGTAAATGTCTGGACAAAAGGACAAGTTACATTGCTACGCAATACTGCAACAGCCTCGGGTAATCATCCTATTACTGGTCAGATAAAGGCTAATGGTAGACCATTCCAATTAGCACGTGGTATTAGATGGTCGGACACAGATGGCATCTTACTTAAAGATGAATATGATGTAGACAAGATTGCAGTAGATGGAACCGTAACTCACTTTGTTGATTATAATTCTGGTGCAGATTATCCAGTTTATGCTATTTGTGATGATGGTACTGATGCTTATTGGGTAACTAATGTTACCAATGCTGGCACTCCTAGACTTCGTGTATATAAAAAGGCTTTAACTGGAACCTCATCCACTACGGCTACTCTTATGATTAGTGATAACAGTATTACTGTATCTGAGGGTGTAATGGATTATGTTAAAGACCGTATTGTTATGGCAATTAATAATAAAATATATGAGTTTGCATCAAATGCAACCTCTTTGCCAACTGCAGTCTATACACATTCAGATACAGATATAGTTTTTACTAGCATTACTGCTTCTGGTACTGCTATTTATATATCAGGATTTAGCGGTGCACAATCTGCTATTTTAAAGTTTGTTTTAAATACTTCTACTGGTGCTATGCCTAGCCTAACTTCGGCTATCACTGCTGCTGAAATGCCAGAAGGTGAAAAGATATATGTAATTAAATACTATCTTGGCTATATGTTAATAGGCACTAGCAAGGGTATCCGAGTAGCAACAATAGATAATGATGGCTCTATAACATATGGACCGTTGATGGTTCAGACTACTCAACCTTGTTATGACTTTACATTTAGAGATAGGTTTGTTTGGGCAGCAACTGGTGTTGCTGGCGAAGGTGGGCTCATACGCATTGATTTAGGTAATGAGTTAGAGACTTTACGGTTTGCATATGCCAATGACCTTTGGTTAGACAATGGCAATACTGCTCATAAGACTACTGGTTGTGCTGTGGCTGGTGAATCTGACCGAATCATATTTGTCACTACTGCTACATCTACAGCCAATGGCAGTATCAACATTGAATCATCTGGTTCGCTGATGCCAGATGGTTACATCCAAACGGGATTTATTAGATATAACACACTAGAACCTAAAAACTTTAAGCGTCTTATTGGTCGTGGTGATTTTACTTATGGGTCAATGACCTTAGAAACAGTAGACTCAGACGGTACAGAATATGACCTAGTTAGTTATGACTCTACAGTCAGTCCAGTAGAAGTAACTACCAGCCAGCCATCAGGTGCTCAGGAATACATAGGATACAAATTCATCCTATACAGAGACGGCACTACCAATACACTCGGTCCAACATTCCAGGGCTATCAGGCAAAGGCTACAATCGCTACTCCAAGGCAAAGGGTAATTAAGTTTCCTGTCTTCTGTTACGATGTTGAGACAGACAAATACAATGTAATGGTTGGATATGAAGGTCGTGCTAAAGACCGTATAGCAACATTGGAAAACATTGAACAAGATGGTGATGTCGTAACTTGGCAGGATTTACAGACTGGCGAAAGCCGTCAAGTAGTTATTGAACAAATTACATTTACCCGACAGACTCCACCAGACAGAGGCTTCTCTGGATATGGGGGAATCTTAGACATAATTATAAGGACTGTATAATGAATCCTGCTGATTGGGCTGGTTTAGCCGTAGCCGTAGCAACTCTCATAGGCTCACTAGCAATGGGAGTTAAGCATCTAACAAAGCATTACCTATCTGAACTAAAGCCCAACGGTGGGTCAAGTATTAAAGATAAGGTCAATCATCTTGAAGAAAAGGTTGACTTGCTAACTGAATTAGTTAAGGACGCATTGAGGAGATGAATGAAACCTGTAGTCAAGAAAGCCACGCCTGCTGCTATTGCTGTTCTTCGCCAGGCGACAGCATTGTCGCCGAAGCGAAAGAAGTTGTCGGACGGATTGTTGCCCTCTGTGGCTCATCAGAAACAGAGTCCCAATTCGGACCACAATACTGGTCTAGCAGTAGACCTCACCCACGACCCTGAGAACGGTATAGATTGTGCTGTCATCTTTGAAAAACTTAAAGAGGACCAGCGAGTCAACTATCTCATCTTCAATAAAAAGATTTGGTCAAAGGATAAGGCTAAGTCTGGCAATAGGATTTATACTGGTAGCAATCCTCATACTAAACATCTACATATTTCTATCAACCCTGATACCGCTAGTGATACTAGCCCTTGGTTCTGGTGGTTAAATCAACCTAAGATTGTGAATCAGGTGGTGGCTAAATTGCAGCCACAACCTAAGAAGAAGGTTGCTACTGCTGAAGTATGCACCTGCTGCAAGATTCATAATAAATAACGAAAGGTAATATATGGAAACCCTAAAGCAAGTATCCTTGTCTTGGTTCCGTGCTGCGGCATCTGCTGCTATTGCACTCTATCTTGCTGGAGAGACTGACCTGAAGGTTCTTGGGACTGCAGCATTGGCTGGCTTCCTTGGACCTGTCCTAAAGTGGCTAGACCCATCTGCCACAGACTTTGGACGTGGCTCAAAGTAGCCCTTTAAACGCCGTATAAGGCGATTTAAGACACATATAGACCCCCTGCCTAGTGTCCGTTAGGCGGGGGGTCTTTTCTGTTTTCTATCCAGTCTTCCCCTAACTGGCTAGAAACCTATTCGTTTATCACCAGATTGTGCCAGTACTCTGGATACTCTCTGGCATTAAAGAATACTACCAGGTCTCTCTCTTTAGTATCCCAACGGGTATGAAAGACTGGCTCTGTACCCGCTAGTAACTTGGCTGGAATCATACTGATACCGTCTGCAAATCTGAAACAGATACGGTGGTAAGAAAAGTCTGAATCTGTGTATGGTGGAGCAATCATAATCTGCTGTAGTTTATTAAAAGGAAAAATGGCTGGCTTGCTACTGTCTGTTTTGAGCCATTTGATTTCTAAGTCGCCAATATAATTTTCTCTACCTTGTGTTTGCATAACTGTTATATGGAAGTCAGTAAAGAAAAAGCGTGGAGTTGGGTATAGTTTCCAATTGATGAAGTAGTCTGTCAACATTTTGGCTGCTATCTTTTCCCGCTTACCATCTGCATTTACTTGGCGTATAGGCTCAAGAGTCACTTCGCCACCATTCTAAAGATAACCAGAACGGTCCTATATCTAGGTCAAATGACCACTTGCTTACTGATACACCTATAGCAAGGCGCTTGTATGCGCCTGCTATTAAATGAAAGTTGGTTTTGCCAACCTTAACTAATTGGTATCTCATCTAGCCTCCTGTTTTGTAGAAGCCGTCACCCTTGAAGTGGATAGACGGTGCACTGAACTTTTTGTCCATCTGTACATTGCAATCTGCACAGAAGATGACGTGGTTTGAGTAGACTGAAAAAACCTGTTCTGTCCTAGTGTTGCAGATAGGACAACTAAATTCATAGGTTGGCATCTTCATCTTCCTTGGGCACGGGTAGTGTGACCATACTACCGCAGACAGCACACTCGCCATCTAGGAAATAGAAAGCAACTTCACCATTTAAGAATCCACCTAGCATTACAAATACCTCAGAACCGCATACGCATACATCGCCAATCGGTGTATCCCGTAGGTCCATTGCTCTGCTGTAGTCAATCCTATGCAGCAGTTCACGGATGTCTTTACTCTCCGTCATCTTCCTGCTCTGTTTGTTGTACATCTTCATCAGGATACGGTCTCCATCCGCCTAGGTTTCTAATAAGTGAATTGATAGCACGCTGGACTTTCATCCTGGCACCATCAACTGTTGTCTTTAGGTCTTTGGCTACAAGGCTCCACTCGGAGTTATCTGTGCTAAACCTGACCCGCAAAACATTCTGCTTTGCCTCTGTTAGTTTGAAGAAAGCATTGGCTATATCTGACCTTAAAACTAGCCAGTTGTTGCCGTCATTGCTTGGTTCTGATTTGTTAAATTTGTAGTTGAGGTCTTTTATCTTGACGGGTATCTCGTATGATTCTGCAATAATGCTAGGCAGAAATGCTTCTACTACTGAAGCGTCATAGTAATACAAGTCAAGCAACTCATAGCCAACTGTTTTAGCCTTTTCCTTTTCGCAATACTTGACTGCTGCATTGCGGAGGGATTTGGCTATTAACTTATCCCTGTCTTTCTGTTCAAGGGCTAGCCATTCTGTGTACTTCATTGGATGGGTGATGAACCACATCCACAACATCTGTTGTATATCCAGTGACTCAACCATCGGGTACTTGCGGTGGTACTCGGCAGCGAGAGAAGCAACTAATGCTTCATACTCATCTAGATATGTTGGTTCCACCTATGCCTTCCCACTGACCCCTTTGTACTAATAGTCCTATTATGGCATAGTTTGCTATATCTTGTAGGGTATCTTGAATAGATTCGTAGTTCGGCGTGTCGTTCTTTTTATAATACAGATTCTGTAGCCGTTCTAGTTTGTCGTGCATCCTAATGATTAGTCCATTCATAGCCCCGCCTGGTGCGTTGGCTATATTGTAGGGACCGTAATCTTGATGCTTTCTAAGCATAAGTATATGTAGTTCTTGCAGTACATCTTCTAAATGTTTAATGTCCTTCATCCAGCACCTCTTTCAGTTTCTCATCAAATTCTAGCATTGCATCTTGGATTAAGACTTCTTCTACTACTTCTTCTCCGCTGCCCTGCACTGATGCTACTAGGACATTGGCTAGCAGGGTGAGCAGTAACTGTGCTGCCTTAGGGTCTACCTTGATTGCTTCGTGCACATCTCGTAATGCTGATAGCAGGTCTACGCCTTTGTGTTCTGATAGTGGTAGCCCAAGCAGTAATGGATTATCTTTAATGTAATCCCATACTGTCTCTTCGTTATCCTCCCAAGCATTTTCTGATTTTTTCATCTAAGAAACCTACCCCTTCCTGTATAACAATACTGTTTACATCGTGTCCCTCAGGCATTTGGACTATGTTTACATTGCCTAACTCTCTGCTTATCTTCTTGCCAAACTCTAAGCCTGGTGTATCGCCATCTGCTAGGACTATCACTGTATCAAAGTCGTCAAGGATTTTGCTGTAGTAAGGCTTCCAATTGTTAGCACCTGGGATACCAACTGCTGGATGTTCAGTCTTGACTGAGACTGTGATGCAGTCAATCTCACCTTCTGTGACACAGATGTACTGCTCTGCATTGAGGACTATCTGTGAGTTAAACATTGTGGTCTTAGCCCCTGGCAGACCAATGTACTTAGGGTCCTCTCCTCTGATTGAACGAAACCGCAGGTCAACGACCCCTGATGGGGTGGTGTAAGGGATAACTAACTTACCCCTGTAACCTTCGTGACCTGGCAATGGATTGTCCACTACTCCCAAATGAAACTTCTTTGCTTCTTCTACCGATAGACCCCGTGTTGCTAGATAGTCTGCTGCTTGGTCTATATGGTTTGCGTATTCTGTCGTTGCCTGTAGGAGAAATTGTCTCTGCGAATTTGACAGCCTCACGATAGTTGCCTCCTTCTTTGTGCATAATCAAATCATATACATCGCCGCCGACTCCACAGCCGTGGCACTTAAATCTTTCTTCGTCAAAATTAACACCTGCTGAAGCGTGTTTATCTGGGTGGAATGGACATTTAATTTTACGCCAGCCACTGCCCACCGATGGCAGTCTGGCGCCGACATACTCTAGGTATGCAGCGATACTATGTTTCTCCATCTGCCTTCTTGAGCAGTTCTAACCATACCTGTGCTGGCATAGTTGCATACCACTGCCCAACATCTCCTTTGCCCTTGCGTTTATGTAGAACAACACCTGTCCAAGCATTGTCATTCTTCATCTCTACTTCTAATTCTGCTAGCCATCCAGCCAAGTCTAACTTGGCGTGGTTCTTAATCTCAATGGTTACACCTGGCACACCGCTTATATCGCCTTTATCTAAGGTTGCTCCTGCAAGTCGGCGGTCTGCATACTTGTAGCCATTAGCCTTTAACCAAGCAACGACATCTCGTTCTGCTTGGCTACCTTTTCTCTTGGCTGCACTACTCAATACCGATTGTATCCCTTGCTATCTCGTATACTTTGGTACTCATTTGATTATACAAATCATCATCATTGTATAAAGCATCAACAACTAAGTCCCATTCTTCTTCTGTTATTCCTCTACCAACTAATACTTCTATATCTTCTTTGCTAAATGCGTTATCCCATATCTTAGTTTCCAT